AATTCTTTATCTAAAAATGGTGTTCGAGGTTCAAGTCCGTGTGATGAAATACATTTATCCGAACGTAATACATCAAATGCATGTAAATCACATAATAATCTACGACACTCATTATCAAATTCTTTATCATTAGGAGCTTTTAAAAGATAAATATATCCTCCAGTAAGTTCATCGCTTCCATCACCATTAAATATTACCTTCGCTTCACTATGTTCTGATATATATTTTCCAATAAGATAATTACCTACACTTGCTCTTACTGTTGTTGTATCATAGCTTTCTATTGATTTAATAACTTCTGGTATTACATCAAAAAATTCTTGATTTGTAAGAATTATTTCAGTATGTTTTGTACCAAGATGTTCAGCAACCATTTTTGCATGCTTAAGATCTTCAGACCCTTCCATTCCAATAGAATATGTTTCTAGAACACCATCATAATATTTTTTAACAAAAGCGGTGATTAAACTACTATCAAGTCCACCTGATAATAAACAAGCTATTGGACGATCACTTGTTCCAATAACACGTTTTCTAACCGCAGTATTTAATTTTTCATAAATTGAAGTTTTTATATCTATAATATTATCATAAATATTATTAATATCATAATCCTTTAAAACTATTTTTTTTTTCATAATATCAAAATATTTTTTATTAATTATTTCAGTTTTCCAATAATTTCTATATTCTTTAGAATTATTATCATAATTTGTATTTATATATTTAATAAAAGAAGAATAACTACCTGGTTTAAATTGGTTTATTTCAAATGGATACATATTAATTCCAGCAAAAATAGTATCTTCACTACTTAAATAAGTTAAATTTTTTTTATTTCCATTAATATATTCATAATTCATTAGTTGATTTAAAACTTTTGCTTCAGAAGCAATCGCAATAATTGGTTCACAAGTATTAGTGTATTTATTAATATTTAATAGATTACATTGTTTTTCATTATTAAAATACATCACATACAAAGGTCTAACACCAAATGGATCGCGAGCGATATAAATTTTTTTATCTATACCATTTATAGTGTTATTATCTAATGTTCTACCATCATAAATAACAAAAGAAAAAACTCCATCCAATAAGGATAATGTATGTTCTATTCCATAAAGTATATATAGATGAATAATAATTTCACAATCAGAATTAGTTATTGGTTTAACTTTAATAGATTTAAAAAGCTCTCTATAATTATAAATTTCACCATTACAAATAAGAGTGACATCATTAATTGTTAAAGGTTGTCCTGATATATTATCTAACCCATTAATTGCTAAACGATGAAAAGTAAATAAAGTTTTATCAGAAACTTCTATTGATGTTGTATTTTCTGGTCCTCTTTTAATACCTATATCTATTGCTTTTTGTATAGTTTCTTTTGAAAAGGTATTAGAATTATTCAATAATGCAAAAATTCCACACATTTTATTATTGTATTATAAACGATTTAGTAATATGATAATTAATAGTTAAAACTATTATAATATTTAAATATAATATTTAATGTTTAAGTAATAATAATATATTTATATTTATTATATAATGACAGACAAATTATATGGAGTGATAGATGGTGTATATTTTTGCGGAAATAATAATGTTGATGAATTAAATGAAAGAATTTATGAGAGAAATTTGCCTTCTGGATCAATTCAACCATCGCAAATAAATGTACGACCTGTTTCTACAAAATATGCTGTTATGCCTATATTAGACCAACGTATGAAGGCAACAGTTCCTTTAAATCATTATCCTACCTTTGATACTGAAAAGACCTTTATACCATCTAATAGAAGTGCACCTTGGAGTGGTTTTGCTACGAATGTAGATAATGAATCTCGTTTGCATAATCAATTTTTCGCTTTACAAAAATGTGAGCAATCAAATTATATACCAGGTAGTAATAGTGATATGTATCATGTTAATGTTGTTGGTAGAAATGTAGAACAACCATTTCCAGATTTATTTACAACTCCAAAAATGGAAGATTTTAATCCAAATACGTGTAATATTGGAAAAAATGTATTTGATAATTGTACGCGCCAACAAGTAAAAGATTTTACCTATTAGATCATAGGATACAAATTAGTTTATAGATTATCATTAAATCGTTAAATTATTAAATGTATAATACTTTAATAATGTAAAATGGATATTTCAGGATTAGAACAAGAAATTCAAGAGAGAAATAAAACATCTTTTACAAATAATATAACACTCAATTATTTAACAAATCCTAACTATCATATAGGATTAGCAAAAAAACGTAATGATGATATTATACTAAATAAAGAAGAGGTTAAATTTTATAGAAAACGTATTTTAGCATTAACACGGGATATATTTAAAGGTGAAATACCATCACAAAACATTAAAAAAGCACACGATAATTATGTGTCTACTATAATAGAATATTTTAAAATGATTGATAAGAGAGATATTTTACAAAATGAATATATAAATGATAGCACAAATAATAATGAAATAAATACAGATAATAATTTAGATTTTATAGATGAAGCTGATAGTTTACGTGAAGCTGATGAATGTATTATGAATAAACCTATAACTAAATCAACCCTAGATAATTTTATTAATTCAAAACAAATTAAAATAGAAGATACTATTCCACCTCCAAAGAAAAAACAAATAAATTTATATACTACTGAATTAAAAAAAAAAGGTTTAAAAAAAAAGATAAAAATAAATAAATAATTATTATATAATGACTAAAAAAATAAAAATAGAAAAGGCAAAATGTAGTCCAACAGCAGAAGAAAAAGATTATACTTGTTATAGTGATGAAGCGTTAAATAAAATGAAAAATTTATGGAATGCACGACATCCCGACGTGAAAATTAAATTTACAGAACCGAAAGATATCTGGAATTCTTTAAGAAATAATATGAGTAATGTTTGTAATATAGAAACTTGTTGGTTACGACAGAATTTTATGAAAGATGACACGACAAAATTTCTTATGGCATATACTTTTGCGCCAGAAGCTCCAAAATCATGGAAAAAAAATCCATATGAATGGTTAACAAGTCTTGATATAGAGAGAGTAATGAAACAATATGAGAAAAAATATAGATGCTTTGAATTTATAGGACCATCACCTATTGATTTTGATGAACATTTATTATATGGTGAGTGTGTTTGGGAAGAATTATGTAAGTTTAATTTAGAAGAGCTCCTTAATAAAGGAAAAAATAAAATAGGTGTTATTTTTAATTTAGATCCACATTATAAAGAAGGTTCGCATTGGGTTTCTTTATTTATAAATATAAAAGCAGGATATATATTTTATTTTGATAGTAATGGAGAGAAAATACCAAATGAAATAATGATATTAGTTAATCGTATTATAAATCAATCAAATAAAATAAATATAAGTTTAAAATTTTATCAAAATCATCCATTTGAACATCAAAAAAGTAATACAGAATGTGGAATGTATTCACTCTATTTAATAATTAATTTATTGAGAGATTGTAAATCATATAAAGCATTTATGACAAAGAGAGTTCCTGATGCGGAAATGAAAAAATTAAGAAATGAGTATTTTAATCATAGTGAATAATAAGTATATATTATAAATTATCTATACATCAATATAAAAAATAAATAACAATTAAGATATTGATGTATAAATTAGAAAATATAAATGATAATAAGATTAATGAATTTAAAAGTCAAAAAAATAAAGCGCTATTGTGGAATATTATGTATGAAGGAGGATTTTTTAAAGATATTTCATCACAACATTTGGATAATGTTAAGAGAGATTTTGAAACAAAATTAGAAGAAATATCAAATAATAATAATAATAATAATATAATATCAACTGCAACATTAACACAATTAAATAAAAATATAATTGGAATTATGAAAAATGAATTAGATAAATATAAAATAAAAAAAAATCAAAATAATTTGACAGAACCACTTAGAATACAAGACATACAAGATATAAAATTAAAACAATTTAATAATAATTTTGAAAAAAAAAAAAATGAATTTGATGAATTATTTAAACGTAAAGAACCAGATGAAATAGATTTTTCAGATAGATTAGATGAACCAATCGGTAATGAAATAAATTATATGTTAGAATCAGCAATAGCAAAAAGAGAGAAAGAGTTAAATATTGTATTAGATAAGCAAAATATAAAGGTAGCAGAAGAATGGATTAATAAGGATAATGACGATAAAGAAAAAAAGGTTAAATTTGAAGAACCCCACGAAAAACCTCAAGAAAAAACCCACGAAAAACCTGTAGATATATTTTTATCTAAATTAAAAATTAACGATAGTGATAACAAAAGTATAATTAAAAATAATAATATTAAAGATAATTATAGTATTTTTTTGAATATAAAGGAGGAATTGAATAATATAAATGATCGTTTAAGTAAATTAGAAACAATTCAAAGAGAGATTTTAGAATATATAACAAAAAAATAAATTATTATATTTTTATAATTTTTATATTTTTGAACATTTATAATCTCTCAAATTTATAAGTAGCATTCTTTCCTTTTCCTATAATAATTAAATTTCCAACTTGTACTGGTTGTCCAAGTTTATAACTATCTAAATCATATACTTGATTTGTTTTTTTGTTATATGCGTATTTAACTCCATCAATCATTATTTCTACACCTTTCCACGTAATTTCTTTTTGATTGTATTGTGCAACTGTATCCATTTCTTCATTAGAAATAGACGGTACATATGAAAACTTATCTGGATTAACTGAACCAAATGAAAAGCATTTTAATTGTTCTTTTGAGCCTACTCTTGTATGTAGAGAACAATCTATTGATGCTTCTTTAACCGCTTGCATTATCTTAGTTGTTACTTCTTCTTTTAATGTTGCGATTTCATATAAAGCTTCATCACTTGTAATAGGTGTTAAATTATCTATTTTACTTTTATCTTTAAGACGCAACTCAATTGATTTATCACTATTTAATTGATTTTTTGTAAATGTCATTAAATATAAAAACACTTCAACTGTACGTAATTCTTCTGGAAGTTCTTGATGACTACAAATACGTCTAGCACGTCCAATAACTTGTTCAATACGAACAGGATGCCAATATGGCTCAGTTATATGAACATAACGTACATTACGTAATGAAATACCTTCCGCACCTGATGCTGTAATCATAAGTAATTTAATTATTTCTCCATACATATTATTACTCGAAATCTTGGAAAGTTCATCAGCTAAATTACTAGGAATATATTTCCAAGTTCCATTAAAAATATTACGAATAATTTCTTTTTCTTGAGAACTTTCACTACCCGTGTATAAAGCAAATGTAGGTTTTCCTCTATCTTCTGGTGATATATCAATCGTCCAGTTATTATCAACTTGTTTTAATTTAAATTGAACAAATCCATTAGCTTCAAACATAAGTTTAAGAATACCTATACCTTCTAATGTTCTAAATTGACTATAAATAAGATGTAATCCACGATGAGATTCATCTTCAACATTTTCAAGAATATTTAAAAATTTAGGACTGTAAGTTTCAAGTGCGTCTGGTGTTAAATATTTATCTTTATTTGTATCTAACATTTTAAGAGCAGATCTAACTCTTTGTTCATAAGTTTTAAAATCTTTTTCATTTTCTTTTTCTTCTAGTAAGGCGACTTCATCTGCTTCATAACGTCCATCAATATTATCAATTCTTTCTTCTGCGTTAACAGCATCTAAAATATCCTCATCAGCAGTTTCTTTAAGAATAGCAGTTTCTATATCACCATCTCCAGGTAATGGTCTTTTTATATTAGGACGTGGAAATACAAAATTACAAAAAGCACGTGAAAAAATACGATATGTTGAAACAGTATCTTCAAAAATTCCTTCTTTAGATTTACTTTTCTTTTTTTTTCTGGCATTTCTAAGTTCTAATTTACGTTCTTGAATTCTTGCTTCTTCATAAACACCGAATTGAAAATCACTCATAGGAACTTTTATAACGTGAAAATCTGTGCTTTTTTGAAATTTAGGCATTAAAGTTTCTTGTGCGCTCCTAAAGTAAGAAACCAATCCTAAGATTCGTCTTTTAAAAAGATTCATATTTTTAACTTCATTTTCATCATCAATAAAATAAGATTTAAAATCGTCTAGTTTATCAGGTAATGCTTTAAATTGTTCAACATTTATACCACCTGGAATTACTTTAATATCATTTTTAATTAATATTTTTGTAATATTTTTAATGAAATCTTCATCACTCATCTCTCCTCTTTCACCAACCCGAACCCCTTCATATTTATTTTTAAGAGTTTTATTAACAAAACCAAATGGATTTCGTGTAATAATAAGAGTAGTTGTAGTGGGATTATATTCTAAATAATCAAGAATATTACCTCCTAAAACAGTACTTTTAAAAATCTCTCTGAAAAATTCTTCAGATACCTTTCGATTATTATTAATTGTAAGTTTAAAATACCAAGTTTTAATTCTACCACGTAGAATATTAAACATGATAGCTATCTCATTAGGATAATTTATAATAGGCGTTCCAGTTAATAAAATAATTTTAGCATTTTCAGCATTCATTAAATAATCATATAACTTACCAGATAGTGTATCTTGACGTCCCAATTTATTAACAATTCTGCTTACAAAGTTATGAGCTTCATCGATAATAATAACTTTATTATCAAATGGATTTTTAGTATAATTAGATGTTAAAGTGCGAAGATGACTTTTACGTAATCCGTTATAAGAGATAAATTTATATTTATATTTAATCATTTCATCTAGTTGTTTATCTAGCGTACTTTTTTGTGATGAATTTAGAGTTTCAAAATTAGAATCTTTACTCATATTAACAAGCCAAGCACCACCTTGTTTTTTAATAAATTCTACAGACAAAGATAGAATATTAGATAATGGTTCTATATATTCAGGTTGTTTTTGAGTATCAATAAATTCCCAATATTGATTTTTACGATATAAATAATCACCACATTTTTTAAGTTCTTCATAATAATTTGTTCTTAAGGATGCGGGTGTCATAACAATAATTTGTTTATCAGTTTTCATTCCTTCTGAAATAGCAATAGAAGAACAAGTTTTACCAGAACCTAATCCATGAAATAAAAGAATTCCTCGCTAAGGAGAATATAAGTTTATATAATAGCGGACT